TATGCTGGGAGGATCGTACCGCCTCGGTCAAGCCGCACCACCTGGCCCAACGGGCGGAAGAGGTTGCGATTGGCGCCATACCGCCCGGCGTGCTGGCACTCACCGCGGGCATCGACACCCAAGACACGTGGCTCGACGTCACCCTGCTCGGCTGGCGCCAATGGCAGGACAACGGCGCCGCCGGCTGGCGGGTAATCGACTGGCATCAAATCCACGGCGACACCACCCGACCCGAGGTATGGGACGAGCTGGAGCGCTACCTCAACACCGAGCGCGGCAACGCCTATGGCCAGGCGATGCGCGTCGCCGCCGCCGGCATCGACAACCGCGGCCACCGCGGCGAGCAGGTCAAAGCCTTTTGCAAGCGCACCACGCTCAAGATCCCGGTTTACCGGGTGCAGGGCTCCAACAGCCGCCAGGCCGAGCTGATCGCAAGCAGCGTGCGCCAGCCGGAGCGCGATCGCCTCGGGCGCACTCGCCGCGGGGTCTACGGCATCTGGAACGTCGGCACTGAGACCGCCAAAGACCTGATTTACGAATCGCTATCGTCCGACGAAGAGCAGGAGCCTGAGCAGCGGCGCATCCGCTTTGCCGCCACGATGCCCGACGAATACTGGTACGGCTTGCTCTCCGAGGTGTACAACCCCGAAACGCGCCGCTATGAGCAGCGCCGCGGCGCCGACTATCAGCGCAACGAACCCCTCGACGGCCTCGTCTACGCCATTGCCATTGGCCACCATCGCGAAGTATTGATCGGGTCCCGCCGCGCGCGGATCTACCGCGAGGGCGGCGGCAGCCAGATCATGGTTATCCCGGATCCGGCCTGGTGGCGGCGGCGCGCGCTGGTGCTGGAGACAAGAGACGACGGAGAGGTCGAGGTTGCAGCACCTATAGCCAATAAGCCACCTACCCTACAAAATGAAAATAAGCCGTTTATCAACGCGCCAAAGAAACCCGGCGGATTCATTAGGAGTAAGCGCTATGAGTGAAAGTTTCGACTATCGCGCGGTGGCTGAGGCATTCGCGCGCCGCCTGATGGAATGCGGCCTAGTCGGCAATAAATCGGAGGCGCTGGAGTTGTCGATAGCCAGCGTCGAGGTGCTGCGGGCCAGGTTCGGCGGTAGAGAGATGTATATGCCGAAGCGCGACGGGTTCATCAGCCGCACAGATCGCGATTCTGCCCTGTTGCGCGAGTGGAATGGCCGAAATACCAGCGAAATTTGCGAGCGCTATGGTATCTCGCGTCGTACACTCTATGCCGTGTCATCGCGTCGCACCATACGATAGCCAAAAAATAGTGCAGTTTTTCCCCTAAAACTGCACAGCGGGACCTGCTAGGGTTCCGCCATGACCTACGCCGAAGCGCTGACCCTCAGAACGAGCCTCGAAACCGCCATCGCCGGGGGGACCCTAAGCCTCACCCTCAACGGCCGCTCCATCACCTATCGCACCGCCGAAGAGTTGCGCGCCACGCTCAATAGGGTGATCCGCGACATCAACCGCTACGAGCGCGACGCTGCTGGACAGACTAACCCCGGCATCAAGACCGCGAAATGGAATCACTAACGGCGCTCGGCATCCTCAAGGCCAAGGCGTTGCTCGGCGCCAATACGCCGTACTCTAGCCGCTACGTCGTGTTGCTCGAGGATGAGTATCGGCTGATATTGCGGGCGCTCGACCAGAACAGCCAGCGTAAAGTCCCGCGCCAGACCGTCCGCACCGATGCCGATGGCTAAGCCGTCCAAAAAGCTGAAGGCCCTGCAACGCGAGCTGGCCGAGGCCAAGCGCCTCTATGAGGCGGCCAAGTCCAGCCAGTATCACCGCATCGTCAGCTCCAGCCGCTCGCCGGACGGCGTAATGGACCAGGCCCGCGGCAAGATCCGCGATTGGGCGCGCTACTTAGACGAAAATCACGATCTAGCCATCGGCATCCTAGACGAGCTGGTCAATAAAGTGATCGGCACGGGGCTGGTGGTCGAGCCGATGGTAAGGCGCACCAACGGCCAGCTGGCCGAGGACGTAAACGCCCAGATTCGCCGTCTGTGGGACCAGTGGAACCGCCGCCCCGAGACGACCGGAGAGATCCCGGGCGCCGAGGTAGACCGCCTTCTCTGCCGCACCTGGCTGCGAGACGGCGAGGTATTGCAGCAGCACGTCGAGGCTGGGCGCATCCAGCACCTTTCTCCGGTGCCCTACAGCATAGAGCTCATCGAGCCGGATTATTTGCCGTTTGACTTGTTCGGCGACAACCCGCGCATCGTTCATGGCGTCGAAAAAGACGGCTGGGGGAGACCGGTAGCCTATCACCTCTACAAAGAGCACCCGGGAAATTTGCTGTTCGCCGCCATTGGCTTGAACATGGAGACGGTGCGGGTTCCGCGCGAGCGCATCGTGCATCTGAAGTTCACCCGCCGCTTGCGCCAGACTCGCGGCGTGAGCGTGCTCCACGGCATCGTCAACCGGCTGGACGACATCAAGGATTACGAAGAAAGCGAGCGCATCGCCGCCCGCGTGGCCGCCGCTTTTACCGCCTACGTCAAGCGCAACCCCGACATGATTGGCGAGAGCGCCGCCAGTACCGACCGCACGCTAGAGATGAATCCCGGCATGATCATTGATGATCTGCTGCCTGGCGAGGAGATCGGCACGCTCGGCACCGAGCGCCCGAATACCAATCTGCAGCAGTTCCGCAACAGCCAGTTGCGAGCCGCGGCGTGCGGCACCGGAACGAGCTACTCCAGCATCAGCCGCGACTACAATGGCACCTATAGCGCACAGCGGCAGGAGATGGTCGAGGCAAGCCCCGCCTATGGGCGGCTGCGTACCTATTTCATCGAGGCCGCCAAGCGCCCAACCTACGAGCGGTTTCTCGCCATGGCGATTGCCGCAGGTTTGGTGCCAATCAAGCGTGGCATCGACCGTAACACCCTGGCAGACGTGGACATTCGCGGCCCCGGGCTCCCGTGGATCGACCCCAAAAAGGAGATCGAAGCCGATGGACTGGCTATCGAATACGGGCTCAAATCGCGGCAGCAGGTGATCCGCGAGCGCGGAGGAAATCCGGCCCAGGTAGACGCGGAGCGTGAGGCGGACACCTTCGAGCGGCCCGCCAAGCCCGCGCAGGCCACCGACGGCCAGGGCATGGGCGAAGAAGACAGCCCCGACGACACCGACGAACCAGCAGAGGCGGCCGCATGAGCAAGCAGATTCAGCAGGACCAGACGCGCACCTTTCGACTCGAGCGCTCCGGCGCCGACGAAGACGCGCGCACCGTACCGGCATCGCTGTCGTCTGAGACGCCGGTGGAACGCTTTTTCGGCACCGAGATCCTGGTCCACGACATCGACGCGATCAATTTAGAGCGTGCCGGCAACGGCTTGCCGATGCTGTTTGGGCATGATCACCATACCCCGATCGGGCGCGTAACAGATGTGCGGCTCGACCCAACGACTCCGGCCGGCAAGGCCCTGCGCGGTATCCTGCGGTTTTCGCGCAACGCGAAGGCGGAGGAGGTTTGGCAGGACGTGCGCGACGGCATGCTGACGGACATCAGCGTTGGCTATCGCATCGACAAGTGGGAAGAAGAGAATAACTCCGACGTGGTCCGCGTAACCCGCTGGACCCCGCTAGAGGCAAGTGTGGTCGCTGTTCCGGCTGATCACCGTGTGGGCATCAATCGACAACGCCAGGAGACAACCATGGCCGAAAACACCGATGCCGCGACCGTCACCCCGACGGAACAGCGGCAGGAAAACCCGAACATCACGCAGTTTACCGCCGACCGTAACCGCAACTTGGCCGAGGGCCGCGCCGAAGGCCAGCGCATCGAGCGCGAGCGCCAAACCGCAATTCGTCAGCTGTTCGACTTCCCGCACTTCCAGGCCCCGGAATATCAGGACCTAATGCGCGCGTGCATCGACAACGGGCTGACGGTCAACAACAGCCAGCGCATGCTGCTGGAGATGGTAGGTAGCGGCATTGAGCCGGTAGTTTCCCCCCAGTCCGATCGCCAGACCGAAGGCAGCGCCTTCGCATCCCCGCGCCCGACCATGGCTCGCCGTGTCGAAGCGGGGACCACCGATCTTGAGAAGTTCGTGGAGGGCGCAAGCCTGGCAACGCTGGTCCGCGCCCAGGTAGAGCGCGACCCGGAATTGGTGCGCAAGGCGCGGGCCAGTGAGTTCCACGGCGTTCGCCTAAGCCGGCTGGCCGAGGTCTATCTCGCCAGATGCGGCGTGACCCGCATCCCGCACGACGAGCGCGAGCTGGTCGGTATGGCGCTCACCCGCGCCGGCTTGCACGGTAGCTCCGACTTCGCGAATTTGCTGGAGTCTATCAGCACCAAGAGCGTGCTGGCTGGCTGGGGCACCGCTCCGGAAACTTGGCAGGCCTGGTGCCGCCAGGGTTCGCTGCCTGATTTCAAAACCGCTTCCCGTACCGGCATCTCCGAGTTCAGCGATCTGGAAATCGTCTACGAGAACGGCGAGTACAAGCAGGGCACCGTTAACGATCTCAAGGAGCCGATCACCCTGGTTACCTATGGCAAGATGTTCCACATCTCGCGCCAGGCAATTATCAATGACGATTTGGACCAGCTTACCCGGATCCCAATGAAAATGGGGCGGGCCGCCAACCGCAAAGTGGGCGATCTGGCCTACGCCGTGCTGACCAGCAACCCGACCCTGAACCAGGACTCCGCTGCCCTTTTCGTCTCTGGTCATGCCAACTATGTAGCGTCCGGCTCCGGCGCCGCGCCTTCCGTGGCCACCATCAACGCCGCGCGCACCGCGATTGCCACGCAGACCGACCCGAGCGGCAACGCGACGCTGAACTATAGCCCGCGGTTCTTGATCGTCCCGAAGGCCCTAGAGGGCACCGGTCTTGTCCTATCGCGGGCCGAGTACGACCCTGCCGGCACCGCAGGGACGCTCACGCCAAACATCGTTGCGGGCACTTTCGACGTGGTAGCCGACGCGCGCCTCGATGCCTTCCTGGCCACTGGCTGGTATATGGCCTGTGACCCGCAACTCACTGATACGGTTGAGGTGGCATTCCTCAATGGCGCGTCCGAGCCGTACATGGAGCAGATGGACCCCTGGAATAAGGACGGCGTCAGCTACAAGGTCCGCATCGACGCCGGTGCTGCACCGCTCGACTTCCGCGGGCTGTACTACAACTACGGCGCGTAACAGGACAATGGGGCGAATCGTCGCCCCACAACGACAGCGAGGAAAAGATTATGGCAACCAATTATGTCGGTCCTGGCGAAACGCTGGACTGGTACAACGACAGCGGATCCGCGGTCAGCGCGGGCGACGTGCTGGTGCTCGGCACCAACTCCACTACCATTATGGGCATTGCGCTCGAGGACATCGCCAGCACCGGGACCGGCGCCGTGGCTATTGACGGCGTTTATACCGTCGCCAAGGTCAGCGCGGCCGCGATCGACGCCGGAGAGTCGGTCATCTGGGACGCATCCGCCTCAGCGTTCGACGATAACCAGGCAACACCGGCGACTGGAGACGTTTCCGGGTGCTGCGTGGCGGTAGAGACCAAGGCAGCGACCACGACCACCGTCAAGGTCAAGCTCAACGTCGGACCCGGCACGATCACCTAACGGTAACCCCCCCATGGCCCGCGGTTCGGTTTTCTCCGTTTCCCGTTCCGCGGTGTCCATGGTTCCATAGACAAAGGCCACAAGATAGCTCAGGCCCTTAGAGGTAACGAATATGGCACAGGGCGACATGATCGTGTTCGATTCCGCCATCGTCAATATTGGCAATGACTGGGATATGAACAGCGACACGTTTAACATGGGGATCGTGACCAACGCCACGGTCCCAACGCGCGATACCGCCGCACCCCACTATGGCGGCACCGGCACCACCAACTTTGCGACCAACGCGGTAGCCACGGCCACCGCCTGGACCGGTCCGGTGGCCTTGTCTGGCCTCAGCTTCTCGGAGGCTGCGGCTAATACGTTCCGCTTGGATTTCACCGACCCATCGACGATTGCGCAGGATGCGGGCGGATTCACCGATGGCTATTGGGCGATCCTTTACAACAACACCGACGCGAACAAGCGGTGTCTTTGCGCCATTGATCTAGGCGGGCCGATCAGTCTGGTGTCTGGTACTTTGGATATCAACTTCAACGCCAACGGCATTTTCCAGATTACCTGATAGCATGGACTGTGCGCTCACGCTGATCTGGGACAAGGAGACCGGCGGACTATATTCCGGGATGATCGTTACGTCTCGTGAGATCCTAAACGCGACCTGGGACGGATCGCAGTATGTCCCTAACTCGCCGATCGGCAACCCGAGCGCGATTATGGTCTACGTGACTGGCGTGCCGATCACCGACGAAAGAAGCCTGCAATACTGCCTCGAAGAAAACCCGATCGGCGATGTACAGCGGAAGTGGCTGGTGGATGAAACGCTGGTCACGACCGACGAGCGCCGCCAGGTGCTGGATTTCCGTTACATCACATTGACCTGGGATCGGTTCAAGGAGATATGCCACGATCTTCTAGACGTGCATATCACCGACGCTGACTTGCTAAAGGCAGTTTACGAGGCGTGACGTGCCTACCACGGTCCGATACGTAGACACAGACGCAGATTCGGGAGGCGACGGAACTACTTCCGCAACGTCGTCCGGTGACGGTAGCCACGCCTACGACACGCTCGCGAATTGGGCGGCAGGCGAGTTCCCGATCGGCAACAACATCAGCCATTACGTATATTGCAACCGCGGAACGACAACGCCGCGCGATACAACGGCCGTGGATTTGTCCGCTGTTTCCATCGGCAATAATTCGCTTGTCTATATCCTGCCGAACGATACTGCCTATGACCCCTACACGGGTGCCGACGCGAGTAGCTATCATTATGGAGTCTATGACGCGGGATATGTCCTATACACCTCGGCCAATTTCACCGCGACATTGAAGATATCGAATAAAGTCATCGTTCGCGGGATTGAGATCCGCAACGATCCGCCTAGCGTCAATGGCGGAACGGGGTTTCAAACCGATGCGACAACTCAACAAACGCATCGCGATATCATTAGCCGGAGCACCGGAGGCACATACACCGCGAACCAGGCATTCCGCGTAAACAGTGGAATCCTGGAAAACTGCATAGCCGATCATTACAGCGGCGGATCGTCTTCGACGAGCGGTTTTTATGGTGTGAACTACGGAAAGCCAGAATTTACCAATTGCCTGGCCGCGAATTGTTATACGGGCTTCATTTCGCAAGTTACTGGCGGCATCGACCCCATCTGCATCAACTGCGTGGCAGTAAATTGTACCGCAGACTATACCGATGGCGGGGGCGGATGGGACACCACCAACAGCACAAATTGTGCGACATCAGACGCCAGCGCCTCGGAAAGTTGGGTTACTGTGACGAGCGTCAGCACAAGTGACGGCGTGGATTTCGTTGCGCCTAGCACCAAAGACTGGCGACCGACGAGCGGCGGGAAGCTCACGAACGCCGGATCCGCCAACGGAACCGCCGTGGATATTGCGCTGGAGGCGCGTAGCTAATGGCCTATGACATTGGCCCCTTTGAATATGTCTCGAGCGGGACCGTTGTCGATGGATCAGCGGGTGCTTATACGTTAGGCGCACAGTCAGCCACCGTCACGGCTGACCATACCGTTTCCGCAGCCGCCGCGGCCTACACCCTGACCGGCTACGGTGCGACCATCCAGACCACTACCTCGGTAACGGTAGACGCTACGGCCGCCGCCTATACCCTGGCCGCGCAAGCCGCCACCGTCACCGCCGACCACACGGTAGCCGCTGGCGCCGGGTCCTATAGCCTCGCGGCGCAAGCCGCCACCGTCACGGCTGACCATACCGTTGCCGCCGCCGCCGCGGCCTACACCCTGACCGGCTACGGTGCCACCATCCAGACATCGGGCGCGGTTACCGTGGACGCCACGGCCGGCGCCTATACCCTGGCCGCGCAAGCCGCCACCGTGACCGCTGACCATACCGTAGCCGCTGACGCCGGGTCCTATAGCCTCGCGGCGCAAGCCGTCACCGTCACGGCTGACCATGCCGTTGCCGCCGCCGCCGCGGCCTACACCCTGACCGGCTACGGTGCGACCATCCAGACATCGGGCGCGGTTATCGTGGACGCCACGGCCGGCGGTTACACCCTGGCCGCGCAAGCCGCCACCGTCACCGCCGACCATACGGTAGCCGTCTCGTCCGGGTCCTACACGATCACCGCTTATCCGGCTACGGTGGCCACGGTGCCGGTTGTCGCGGTCGAGGCGGCTGCTGCTGCGTTTACCCTCGCGCCGCAATCGGCCGCCGTGAGTTGGAACCGGATCGTTGCCGCCGACTATGCCGGGTACACCCTGACCGCGGAATCGGCGACCATCGACGCCGGCGCCCGGGTGGATGCAGGCGCTGCAGCGTTCAGCTTGGCGGCGCAGTCCGCCAGCATCACGGCCGATCACGCAATCAACGCCGCCGCGGGATCCTATATCCTCGCCGCGAAATCCGCCCAGGTATGGGGCAACGGCGCGACCGCCTATCGGACCGGGGCCGAGACCTGGCGGCCAGCAGCGAGAGGCAATGAATGGGATCCTGCAGCCCGTGGCAATGAATGGCATCCTATGGCCCGTGGCCATATCTGGAGACCGGAAGGATGAACGACCCGAGCACCGGGCTCAACGTGCTGATCAAGCAACCCAACGAGGCGCGCCAGTACGATATCCCCTTTACGCAGGAACTGCGCAGCGGCGACACCATTGCGAGCATCACCAGCGTTACCGCGACCAAGATGGGGCTGGTCACTGAAGTTTCAGCGCTCACCGTCGGCACCCCGACCACCAACGCGACCAACGACACGGTGCAGGTCACCCTCAGTGTCGGCACCGACGGCGAGCACTACAAGCTGGAGACTATCGTTGTCACCAACGACGGCGACGTGCTCGAGGTGGACACTATGTTGTACGTGGCGGACTGATGAGTACTTTTTCTGAGGCCATGGCGCTGGCAGACCGCGTGATTTGGGCAACCTTTGCGTCGGTCACCTGCACCTATACCCGCGCCGGCATGGCGGGCGTTTCGCTCAGCGTCGTGTTCGACGACGGCCAGGACCTGGTAGAAGCCGGCGCCGGCAGCGTGAGCGAGCGGGTATGTGTGGCGCACCTAATCGCTAGCGATCTACCCTACGACCCGACCCGCGGCGACACCATCGGCGACGGCACCCGCACGTGGACCGTCGAGCGGGTGCTGGCGCGCGACGAAGACAATCTAGTGATTACGCTCGAGTTGAAGCGGCAATGATTAGCGTCAGCATAGATCCGCGCAAGGTCAACGCGAAACTGGCGAAGCTACAACAAGGACTCAGCAGGAATCAGGTAGCCTCCACCATGAATGCGAGCTTGAAAAGTGGGCGTGCCTATTCGAGCCGCTTAGCGAGATCGGTGGCCAACCTAAAACCAAAAAGGATTTATGAGAATGTTAACGCGAACACGCGCGGCGATCTTATTCATCTGTACAAAGCCAGACTGCCAGGCATTGAGGGCGTTAACTTTCGTTCGTCTGACAGCGATTCCATAGGAAAACTAGACTTACACGGTTCTTTGTACTTTACGAACCAAGAATTGAACATTGCAGACTATGGCGCGAAACCTGCGCAGAAAGGCGGCATCGTGATGATCTGGAAAGGACTAGGCAGACAAACCTATCCATCGGCCTGGCAGAAAAAGTTTGATCCTGGAAAATGGTTCCAGCGGATAGGGAAAGAGCGGATTCCCTATGAAGGGGTCCGAGGCCCGAGCATGGCGGACATCATGCGCCCGGCAACCGGCATGATCATGGCATTTGTAACTCGCAGAATGGAAATGGAGTACCTGCGCAAGATTAGAGGACTGCTAGCCCGTGGCTGATACTATCGCCGATCGCATCGTCGCCGTGATCGTCGCCCGCTTGCAGGCGATCAAGATCGCAGACGGCTACAACACCGACGCCGGCTACAGCGTCTTTACGGACCGCGCCAGCCTCGACTCCGAGAGCATCGACTACCCCGCCATCCTGGTCTATGACCTAGAAGAAGACACCGAGCAGATCACCAGCGGGCGCCAGCGCAACCGCATGGCAATCCAAATTGCCGCTTTCGCGAAGGACGCCGACGTCCGCCCGCTGATCGGCGACATCAAAAAAGCCTGCCTGCTCGCCTCGGCCAGTACCCTGGGCGGACTGGCGCATCACCTGGGTTATGCCGGCTACTCCATCGAGCGCCCGGAAGACGGCACCCGCTTCGCCCGGGCCGAGGTCCAGCTCTGGGCCGAGTACGACGAAAACTACGGCGACCCCTATACCCTGATCTGAGGATACCACCATGCCCCAAGCCCGCGGCACACAGACGACCATCGCCCTCTACGAGGAGGCGACCTACAACACGACGCCGGGCACGCCCGACGGTCAAAAGCTCTATGTCACCAGCTTTGGCTTGTCGAGCGCGCAGAATCTCATCGACTCCAACACCCTGCGCGCCGACCGCTCCCGCACGCAGCCGGTCCAGGGAAACATCAACGTCAGCGGCTCAGTCGGCTTTGAGCTTCACGCCGAATCCATGGGCACCATCCTCAAGCACTTGATGGGCACCAACGCCGACACCGGCGCCGACCCCTACGTACACACCATGACCATTGGGGATCTACCGGTTGGACTCCAGCTGGAAAAGGATCATGGATCCGCCATCAGCGGCAGCGGGCGGTTCGAGCTGTTTACCGGCTGCCGGATCGGCGGCGCCACCTTCAGCTTCCCGGCCGAGGGGTACTGCACTGCGAGCCTTGACGTAATGGGCGCCACCAGCACGCTCGACTCGGCTACCATCGACGACGACGCCACGCTGGTAGACAACGGCTGCACGCCTTTCAGCTCGTTCCTCGGCGCCATCACGGAGGGCGGCGTCTCGATCGCCTACGTGCAAAGCGCCGAGATCCGCATTGACAACGGGCTGGACGGCTCGAGCTACGTCATCGGCGGCGCCGGGGTGCGCCGCGCCCTGCCCGAGGGCTTTGCCACGATCTCCGGCAGCATCACCGCGCTGTTCGAATCCGCTGCCCTGCTCACCAAGGCCATCGCCGGCACCGAGTCGAGCCTACTCATCGAGCTGACCCGCGGCACCGGCACCGGCGCGGCCGGCAATGAATTCATGTCCTTCGAGGTTCAGCAATTGCTGTTCGAGCGCACGTCTCCGGGCATCGAAGGCCCCAACGGGATCCTCCTCACGCTGCCATTCAAGGCTTACGCCTCCGGGACCGACTACGGCCTCGAGCTGATCGTCAAGAACGCGGTGGCGACGGCCTGATGCCATGCTGAAAATCGAAGAGCATGAGGAAATCTGGTGGCCGGTCACCATCCGCAAACCGCGCCCGGACGGCACGGGCAAGCAAGATCGCTTTGAAACGAAGTGGAAGTTTCGCTTGCTGAACCGCTCCGACGCGCAGGCCCTGATTCCGGAGGAAGAAGGCCTAAGCGATGTGGAGCGAATCTCCATGATTATCGACCGAGTAGCCGAGCGGGTGCTCGACTGGGACGGCATCGACCTGGAGTGCACGCCCGATAATGTCCGCCTGGCGCTGGACAAGCCCTACATCTCCGAGCCGGTTACCATCGCCCTGCGCGAGGCCAGCAGCGGCGGAGGGCGGGCAAAAAACTAACCGAGTGGATCAGGTGGCAGACCAGCGCGGACGGCATCGGCCCGGACTATTGCAAGGCCTGCAAGGGCCGACGTGACAGTGATGAGCCGTGCGAGCAATGTCCCGAGCCGCGCCTCTGGGCCAGCAACGCCGAGCCGGCGGCGCTGCTGGCGGCCTGCTCCACGCAATGGCGCATCGCCCCGGACGGCGCGCGTATCGGCCTCGACTATGGCGGCGTCGCGCAAGTCGCGCAGATTTATGGCGTCACCCTCGACAAATCGGCGTTTGGACTCCTACAGCACCTCGAGCGCGAGTACATCAAGGCATTAGCGGACCGTGGCAAAAGAGACGCTCAGAATCGAACTAAAGGTTGACGGGGCCGCCCAGGCGACCCTCGCGACCAAGCAGGTGCAGGGCGGCGTCTTATCGTTGTCCGGCACTGTCGATCGCGCCAGCGCTACGCTGATGCAGATGCGCACCATCCTCACCGGCCTGGCGGTCGGCGGGCTGGGCGCGCTGGTCCGTTCCACCGTCAACGCCGCCGATGAGCTGAGCAAGCTCAGCACCCGGCTCGGCATCTCGGTGGAGAGCTTGTCGCAACTGCAGTTCGCGGCGGACCGCAGCGGCGTCAGCTTCGATGCGATGACAACGGCGCTTCAGCGCCAGACCCGCCGCGTCGCCGAGGCCGCCAAGGGAACCGGCGAAGCCGTCAAGGCCTTCCAAGAACTGGGCTTGTCCGCAGAAAAGATCAAAAGCCTTGCGCCGGACCAGCAGTTCGAGGTGCTGGCCGAGGCGTTATCCGGGGTCGCTGATTCTGGCGATCGCGTGCGCTTGGCGATGAAATTCTGGGACTCTGAAGGCGTCAAGCTGCTGCAGGTCGCCGAGGGCGGCGCCGATGCCGTGCGAGCGCTCCGGGATCAATCCGATGCGCTTGGCAGGACGCTGAGCGCCGAGACTGCCGCCGCCGCCGCAAAGCTCAACGATCAGATGCGAAACCTGGGCGGGAGCCTCGAAGGCGTTGGCAACCAGATGGCCTCAGCCGTGATCCCGTGGCTGGCGGAGTGGGCGAATGCGCTAAACACCAAAACAATCCCGGCAATCATGCGATGGTGGGAGTCGCTGACCGGCGTAAGGACCGAGATCGAAAAGCTGAGCGTGGCGCGCTTGCAGGATGCGATGACCGCACTTGCTACCGATATGCAAGAAACGCGCCTTGCAATCGACGAGGCCCGCGATGCTGTGGCGCTCTACTCCAGCGAAGACCGCCGCGCGAGTACGCGCATGGCGACTGCGCGCGCAAAAGCGCGGGCCGAAGTCGAGGCGCTGAATAAGAAGCTGGACGAGCAGGCCAAGGAATATCGCAAGCTGTTCGAGCGCCAGAGCGAACTGGTAACCGGTACCGAGAAGACCACGCTAAAGCTGGCAGACTACGAAGGAACAACCAACAGCGCCGCCGGTGCTACTGGGAAGTTAGGGAAATCTTCTCAAGCGCTCAAAAAGGACATGAGTGAGCTAGAAAAGCAAATAACAAGTCTCGGAAAAACTATGGAGCGTGATTTACTGTCCGTCGCAGCACCGCTGCAAATGGACAATATTCTCGCCGCATGGGCGAATGCTTCTGATGAGATCCCGGCAGCATGGAAGGCAACAGCAAAGGAAGGTGGCGAGGAGATAAAAAAAGAGATCGACCGCACCTCGGACTGGATGGCGCAGTCGCTCACGGATGCCATCATGCGCGGATTCGAGGGCGGTGCCGGGTTCGTCGAGAATTTCATCGCCACGCTGAAAAACTGGTTCAGCACGCTCATTCTGCGCCCGATCATCCAGCCGATTGCGGCCGGTATCGTCGGCGGCTTTGGCATGGGCACGCCCGGCACGGCTGGCGCTGGTGGAATGGGGGGTTTTAGTAGCCTGTCCAATCTAAGCAGTTATTTGACCGGAAGCAGCATCGCCGGGGGTCTGAACGCAGGAGCTTCGTTTTTTGGTCTTGGCCCGACCGGGATCCCATCGGCCAGTACTGGACTAGATGCCGCGCAACTTTTTGGCGGCGCGAATTTCGGCTACGGTTTATCGGGGCTTGCCGGCGGATTGATTGGCCGTTTTGTCGGAAATGGAAGCACTGCATCGCAACTCGGTGGCAGCCTTGGAGGTATGGCTGGGTTCGGCCTGACGGCAGCGGGAGGAGCATTATCCGGAACCGCATTAGGTGCCACTCTAGGGACAACAATTTTTCCGGTTGTAGGTACATTGGTAGGTGCGTTGCTAGGTACGCTTATAGGTAGCCTATTAGGTGGCAGTAAGGGCGACAAGTCTCCCGATCTGCAAGTCACAGCCGCCGCTAACGCCCTGCGCCCGGACGAGATTCGCACTACCCAGTCCGGCGGAACCAACATTCAATCGCTGTTTGTGCCGTCGCCCTTCGGCGGGCTGAGCTACACCACCAAACACGATGCCTTCGGCTCGATGGAGGATGCGCAAGCGTTCGCATCGGCGCTAAGCGCAGTTGGAATGATCGAGACGGCGCTCTCCGATCTGGTCGGCACCGAGAAAACGGACGAGATTGCCGCAGCGCTGGGCGAGCTGATGGGCGACTCCATGCGCAAGCTGGCCGAAAACCCGGACGAGTGGGAATCCGGGCTCGAGGCGCTGTTTACCGAGCGCTTTGATACCGCATTCGCCATCATCGGCGGCCAAATGGAGCGCGTCTATCGTTCCATTGGCGACGGCGCTGCCGTGGCCGCCGAGGCGACCCTCTACCTGTTCAACGCGCTGGACAGCCTCGCCTCCGTACAACAGACGTACAACGATCTCGTGGAGCAGCAGGGCCGTAGCCTCTACGAAGTGCAGCGACTGCACGCCCGCGGACTGAGCGACCTCATCGACGGCTATCGCGGCGGGCTCGAGGCGACCCAGGATCTCACCGCGGCGCTCGGCGAGCAGGCCAACCTGCAATTGCAACTGCTGGCTCAGATCGACGCGGCCATGGTCAGCGTGGACGACGTACTCGGCGGCACCATCGAACGGCTGACGCTCGATCTGATGGGCTCAGATGCCGAGCGCTACGAATATCTGCGCACCCAGGCCGAAGACCTGGCGGCCGGGCTGGGCGGCCTGAGCGACCCCGCGGCCATCGAGGCGGCCGTGCGCGAGATCAAGGCGCTCACCGAGCAAGGGCTGGGCCTGCTCACCCCGGAGCAGATCCAAGGCGGCATGGGCGCCGAATTCATCGAATTCTTGACCGGCGTGCAGACCAATGCCAACGCCCAGCTCGAGGCCACCCGCGCGGCCACGCTGGCCCAGGGCGATCTGATCGCCCAGCAAGCCGACGTGGCTATCGCCCAGCTCGAGGCCGCCGAGCGCCTCAGCGCTGCCGCCGATGCCATAGCCGGCGCCGCGGCGAATCTCGGCAGTAACCCGATCGTGGTGCAGGTCAATCTCGACTCGGATTCCGGGGCGTTAAGGCCGATCTGATGACGCTTACCGCCGCCACCGTAGGCGCCCGCTCCACTCGCCCGGGCATCCTAGTCAAGCTGGGCGACACGCACTTGAGCAGTCGCGGCACGCTCAACTATGCGGGACAGACGTGGAGCGGCTCCGGAATCGCCCTACGCGGCACCGCGGCCGACGGCACCGGCGCCAATACGATACAGCTCAGCATCGACGACACCACCAACACCTGGCCAGCGCGGATCCTCGCGGGAGTGGCGGTCGATCTGAGCTGTGACCTTTGGCTCATCTATCTCAATGCGTCCGGCGCCATCGAGGCCCAGCACGAATTCAGCGGCGTAGTACGCCAGGTCAGCGTCACCGCGGGCGAGGCCCAGCAGGTACAGATCGAGGCCACCAGCGCCGCGCCAGACGTGGGCTGGACCCCGCGCATTAGCTGGCGCTCGCCCTATGCCGTGCGCCGTGGGGCGCAGGTCAAGATTGGCTCGGAGACCTACATCCTCGAATGAGCACACCAGGCTATCCGTCGGTGGATTATGAGCAAGGATTCACCATCGCGCCGCAATCGGCGGCCGCCCGGGTCCGGTTGGCTGCAAACGGGCGAGCGCATGTTCAGCACCTCGGCGAGTACGACGACTCGGTAATTGACCTGGTCCATCCCGTGGTTACCGAGGCCCAACTCGCCGAACTGCGCGCCCATTGGGACAATACCAAGGATGCAGCCTTCCTGTTTACAGATGCGGCTGGCCGAGATTGGCTGGCAGAATATGCGAGTAAGCCCATTGAGCAGCACCGATTCATTCGGATCTGGTCGGTGACCGTGAGACTGCTGCTGCGCAGGCTGGATCAGTAATGAAAAACGCCTATAGGCTGGACAAGCCCAAGCCACCGCGCAACCCGCTGCGATGGCCGGACTATCAGCCGCTGCAGACGGTCAAGCTCTCGAAAACGCCATCTAGCACCGCCGCCAATCGCCTGCAACAGCCGATCGAGGCCGGACTGGTAACCGTCGCGGCCGACACCCGCAAGCTCGGTCCGGTCTACGGCCCCTATACGCTGGGCGGCCGGGTGGATATCGTTCGCCAGGTTGGCGCCAATCTCTACGTGCGCGCGCTGTTCTGCGTAGGCGAGGTGGAGCAGATCAGCAGTATTACCATCAACGGCGCCTCGTACCTCACTGGCGATCCGACCAGCGACCCGGACTACCTGGGAGATTGGACCCTCGCGGCAACCTGGTCCGCCCTCGGCCTGCCCTACGCCGCCAGCGTAGGGGACATCTTTTTGTATGGGACCACTTACTACGAGTGTACCGCGGGCTGTTCGATCACCGCCTACGCGGTGCCAGACACGCCGGTCGGCACCTATGCCGGCTATTTCGCGCCGATGATCACCGACGCCCAGGTAAACACCTACACCGGCACCACCACGCAAACCGCGGATCCGCTGCTCGCCGCGGCTGGTGGCGACCTTTCCGGCTACGCCGAGACGCTTACCGGGAGCTGGTTTGGCGAATCCTATGGTATCGCTTACGCCGTGATCTGCCTGCCGGTGGCGAGCTATACCGGGGGATTCCCGCGGATAACCGCCTCGATCAACGGCGCCAAGCTCTACGACCCGCGCACGGCAACGACCGCCTACAGCGCAAACCCTGCGCTGGCGCTGGCAGATTTTCTCACATCTCCGCTATATGGGCTGGGGGCGAGCGTAGACTGGGACAGCGTTGCGACAACCGCGGACTACTGCGACGAGATTTTTGCCGACGGCGCCAGGATCCAGATCGGTTACGCCGTAGCGCCTGACCGTCCGGACCGCACAGTGGACTGGGTAGACGTGCTCCGCGGGTATGCGCTCTGTTGGCTCGACTATCAAGCGGGCGAGTATTCGCTTGTCCTGGATGCGCCGCGGGATACCGATGGCGCGATCGCGTTTGACCAGGCCGGCGGCACCGGTCCCGAGCTGATGGATCTGCCAACCCTGGCCAGCGTGCCCATCGACGCGAGGCCAAACCGGGTGCGGATCTACTACACCAGCGGCCAGGCCACTGATTACGTGACCGCGGAAACCGCTGCCGTCACCGCCGAGACCGAAGAGCCGCGCGAGCTGGAGCTGCGCATGCCTGGACTTTTCTCTGAGGAAATGGCGCAGCGTTATGCCGACTACCGGCTGGCCATGGCCCTTGGCGAATTGTGGACGGCCGACTTTCGCCTGGCCGACGCCGGCGCGCTGGTGCGTCCAGGCCAAGTCTACACCCTGACCGCGCCGAACGGCCCGGCCGGCGAGAAGATCCGGATTCTGAGCGTTTCGTCCGCAAGCTTGGGCGACTACCAGGTCACCGCGCGGGCCTATGATGCAACGGTATATCCGACCCCATGAGCAGAGTCATCACAGGGCCGCTGGAGTACCCGGACGGCACGCAGCTACCGCGCGGACTGCTGCGCTTTGTCGGCACGCGCAACAGCTACAGCGCGGACGGCTCGACGCCGATCTATACGCAATACGATGTGAGGTGCGACAACGAAGGCCAGTTTCGACAGGCCATCAATTTCGGCCAATACCGCGTGCTGCTCCAGCCGTTCGGCGCTGCCGCGTGGCTGACCCTCGGCCAGGTCAAAGTGACTGCCGGCGGCACGGTACCGCTTGGCGAAATCCTCGAGTTTACCGGATCGACGCTAGAGACCACTTACCCGGATGTCGCTACGCGAACCTGGGTAGCGGCCACCTATAGCCCAGGCACGGCCAGCAGTTTGGATATTACCGACTTCGATCCCGGATACGCTCCTGCTAAATCCTACTTGCGCGTAGACCGCGAAGGGAAATACCTCACCCCGTCGCCGGAGCGCGCGCAACAGTATTACCACTCGCAAGCCAAAGCGCACCTGCGCAATCGGAGTCTAGGCTAATGCCCCGCACGATCACAGGCCCTATCGAGTATCCGGACGGCACCGGCATCGTAGGCGCATCGGTAAAATTCGTCGCCACGGCAAACGATTATTCCGGCGACGGATCGGTACCGATCTACTCCGAGATCAGCGCTACCACCACCACCGGCGGCGCCTTGTCGGTGACGCTGAACAATGGCACCTATCGCGTTTTGCTTCAGGAGGCCGACGCGTCGGCCTGGCTAACGCTGGGGACCATCGTAGTCGAGACCGATACCAGCGTAGCGCTCGGCAGCCTGATCGACACCAGCGACACCTCGAGCGTGCTGACCTATGCCGACGTGGCCACCCAAACGTGGGTGGCGGCCTACGTAAGCGGCGGCGGGTCGGCCGGCGATATCGCAGTCACCGATCTCGGCATAGGCACGGCCACTGCCGGACAGTACCTGCGGATCAACAGCGGCGGGACGGCGATCATTGGCGAAGACCTGCCGCGCGCCGAGAATTACTACCACTACCAGTATTAGGGGATCACATGGCGACTGCATTTAGATCCGTATCCGCGCCGAGCGCAACGACGCTCACCTCGGTTCACACGTTCACCACGGCCGGAACCTGTAACGTCTCAATCGTAAACCGCGGGTCGGCCGCGATTACCGTCCGGCTGGCGGTCATCGACGGGGCTCCGGGAGCGGTGGCGAACGAGGACTACATTGAATACGGGGCCAACATCTCACCCGGGGGTGTGCTCGAGCGCAGCGGCATCGTGTGCGAGGCGGCCGAGCAGGTCTGCGTTTATGTCAGCACCGGCGATGCGAGCGTGCGCGTGCATGGGTGGGAGGAATAAAACGATGGGTAGATACTTAGGGCCGCTCGCAAGATTAGAATATCAGCGCTTTGACGCGGACGGCGACTTCGATGTACCCGCTAACCTTATCGGCGGCGTCGTCTACGTATCCGGCGCCGCGGCCGGTGGCGGCGGCTGTTCCGGCGGGTCTTCTTACAGCAGCAGCAATCCAACCGACTATTCGAACGGTGGCGGCAGCGGACAGGCGTTTTGCGACTACCCGCTGCCAGTAACGGCAGGGGAAACGCTGGCTGTTGTCATTGGCGCCGCGGGGACCGGTGGTGCAGCGGTCACACGAACTACTGGTGGCCTCACCGACGGCAACGTAGGAACCGATGCCAGCGATACGACCATCAGCCGCAGCGGATCCGTGATTTTCACCGCCCACGGAGGCAAAGGCGCGACCAGAGCCTCTTCAGGTGGTGGGGCAGGAGGCGCAGCTACGGCCGCGCCAGCGGCCAGCGTAATCAACGGTGTTGATGGAGGCGACAATGCTGCGGCGGCCTTGGGTGCTGCGGCCTATAATCCGGGCGCCGAAGGCGCGGACGAGACTGCTACCGGCACGGCCTATGGGGGCCATGGCGGAGCGCCTTCCGGGTATGGCGACGGTGGCGACGGTGGCGACGGAGACGCCAATACTGGCGCTACCTCAACGGCAGCAGCCGGAGGCGATGGCGTCAACGGTAGTGGCGGCGGCGGCGGCGGCAACGCCTACGCCAGCATTCAACCCGTGATATCCGGCGCCGGAGGCGATGGCGGCGACGGATTCCTAATCATGCGATATTGGGTGGAGGTCGGCTGATGGCCGTCTTTGCGCTGATTGCCGATAATATCGTCATTGCCAATTCGATCGCCGCGACGTTGGCAACCGCGACTAAATCTGCCGCGGCCATCGGCGCCGATCGCGCCGAGGACTGCACCGGGTATGACCCGCGACCGACGATCGGATGGAGCTGGCCGCCCGGTGGTCCGCCTGAGTATGGTACACCTCCGCAGGAACCTCAGCCGCGGGTGATCTCGAGCCTGACCCTCGCCCAGCGCTTCACCGACGACGAGTTCGAGGCGCTGGCCAATCACACGGCGACCGCTGCGCGGGCATTCGTTGCAAGGCTCCAGATGTGCGGCAATATCTGGCTGGATGATCCTCGGCTCGCCGCTGCGCTCGCAAAGATGGTCACGGCCGGTATTCTCACCTCAGATCGCCCTGCGGAGATCCTTGCATGAGCGCCGTCAAGCTTTGCAGACCGGCCGGGCCTTGCGATGATCGGAACCGCTGCTACCGCTACCGCGCCATACCGGAGACCAACTCGACACTGGTGGACTGGACGCAGTACGGGGGTCCCAAACCGGGGCAGAAGTGCCCGGGTTATCTGGCGCCATTCGACCATGACGTACTGATGCCGGAGAATTGGCAGGAGCGCGGCATCGGCAGCCTAGACCCATGCACCGATTGACCGGACAGCCGCCAGCCACTCGGTTCGCGCCGGAGGATGCCTGCCAGCGCTGCCAGCATTACCACCGGACCGGCTGCGGCCTCGGTCGGATTCATTGGCCCTATGCCGGGCGGCGTTGCAAGCAGTACGCGCTCCAGCAAACACCGGTGGGAACGGATTAGCGTGGCATTCTGCAACAGGTGCGCCAACTTCGTGCCGCTTACACTGGTCCGCAATGTGCTCTATCGGCCGATTGGCGAAGTGGAACACCCAAGCCAGCAATTAGCCTGCGAGCGCTGCTTGTACACTGGCCGCTGGGGCTGCGAAAACCGCACGTTCGGCTGGCCGCTTTGGGGTGGGTTGTGTGAGCGTTACCGGGAGCGAGCGATAGATGAAAATCAGGCAGACTGACGAGGCAGGCGAAGCAATGGTCGAGCAGATCAAGGAGGAGCGCGACCGCAAGCCAGTCTGGATTCAGGCCACCGTCGCCGCGGCGTTGGCCGTAGCCTCGGCGCTGGGCGGCTATCAGGTGACCCAACTGTCAACTGACCCGAGCGCCCGGCCGGACCCCTTTACCGGCACCGACGCGCGCGCGTTGCGCGAAAACCTCGAGGCGAGGATCCAGCAGAAAACGGAATTCAACAAAGCTCGGTGGGACGAAATCGCCTTACATCTCGAAACGCAGCATAAGACGATGGATCGGCTCAGCGAGACGGTGCGCCAGATGCTGGCCAGGTGCGCCGAAGTGCAGGCCAACGACAACAGCATGCAGCGCCAGATCGAGGTAAACCAAAAGCGCCTAGACCGCGCCGAAATGATGCTTTTCAATCACTTAGGGCTTGAGCGCAACGGCCACAGCATCAAGCCGTAAACCGCGCGCTCCTGCGCGAAATCTGGGCGGTTCGCTGGGCGATAGCCCTGCCGTTTTCGCGCAGTAGCGCCTATCTCCATCGCGCAGATTCTGCCTAGTGCCCTATTTACAGTTTCTGTCTAATACACTGTTAGGCCGCTCGGCATATCTCCCACAAAACCCGAGCAACCCCACCATTTCCAACAGGGTCGCGTTTGTCTCGCAGTTTTACGCTCGATTCGGCCCATGATTTTCTCGGCGGCAACTCTTTCACTTTTGTCCAGCCTGCCGCCCTTAGGCTTGTCCCTGTCTCATCGGCCTGAGTGTAAGTGATGCACCGCATATACCCCATTGCCTTTGCCGCTCGCCACACGGCCCCATAAAGCTGGCTATTTGCGTTCGGCGTGCCGTCAGTGCATGTCCGGTTCACTTCCAAGGTCAACCCATCATCATAGTGCCTAGCCACTGGTCGGCCAGTTGTCACAACACCTATCAGTTCATCGCCAACTTTCAGGCCAATACCAAACTTCCAGCCCGTTGGCGGCTTGTTGTGCCTGTGGTGGTCTGCCACAAATTGCTTCGCCTCTTTCAGGGTAATCGGGTGCAATCGCGGCCTAACAATGGTGTCAACTCGGACATTCATTTCGTTCGCTTCGCTCTCTTCATTCATGCCGGTTACACCTGCCGTTAGGTTGCACAAGGCATAGAAGGTTTATGCATCCAGTGCGTAACCTTTTTGAATTGCTGTGCCTGCTCTTGCCCGTAATAAGGCGGCTCAAAAAACCACTTTCCTCTATTGCCTCTCGTATTGCTCGCCCAAAACTCCGCTTCTTTGACTCCGTCTGCGCAAGCAATAATCACGCTTTCCTGGTCTTTTGGTAGCTGGTCTTTTACATTTATCCAGTCACACATCTAAACCACCAACCTAACAATAAATTCCAGCAGACGCGGCAACCGCTGGAGATTTTCCAAACAGCGTGCCGCGCGCTGCTGAATAGATCGTTATGCGTCAAAATAGTCGCCCTTGCCTTAGTTCGGTCTCTACTCGGTTACACGCAATCTCGAAATACTCCGAATCACGTTCAACGCCAATAAACCCGCGGCCAGTTCGTGCGCATGCTACGCCCGTGGTCCCGCTACCCATGTATGGATCAAGGACAACTGCATCATCTGCAATCTTCATCGTGAGCATGGTCCATTCCATTAGGTTTACTGGTTTCTGCGTCGGGTGTTTTCGGCCTGGGTCGCTACGGCGGAAGTTATACACGCGCATTGGCGCATCGCGGCTTGTCCATGCAAGCTCAGCTTCGGAAAGCGTAAATCCTCGCTCAGGCTTCGACCACACAAGCCAGCCCCGTGAAACTGGAAGCTCAAAGAAGTTCCCCCCCCAAAAGCACGCGGAATCGCCAATTCGTAACAACGTCTCTAGCTCTTCCTTCGTTGGCGCCTTGTCGTCCCATCCGTTGCGTTTCTCTTTCCCAACGCCCGCAGTTGCCCATCCATGCTTTGCGGAAAATCCACCCTTCCAGCAATCGGCAATTCCGTATGGGGGATCTGTTATTACCGCTGTCGCGTCCTTTATGTGCCGCCACATCTTCAAATCCCTCCAATCAGCAAGCCATAGCTCGCAGTTGCCAAAACGCCTAACAAGCGGGTCAAGCCGATCACATGCCGCGCAGGCGTTATCGTTGGCTTCAGGTTTCGTGGTGTGCGGCATGTGTCGGCTTACCCGTGACGTTAGGCCGATACAGCTTGGCCTTGTTCACTCTTGCATGAGTAACCGCCTTGTGCGGTTCATCTTCCTCTGCCAGCAGCTCGAACCTTGCGGCAGCTTCGCGCAGCGCTTTTGCCGCGTCTCGGCAGGCTTTCTTGCTTCCTGTGTTGCGGCTTCCGGCAATGGTGATCTCGTCGCCGTCCTTCGTCTCCAGCGTGGCAACCGATCCAGTGCCGTTGTATATGCTCAACCCAATATACAGTTTCATGTCTGCGCCTCTTTCGTAAATTATCAGCCTAACAATGCAAATTCAGCGGACAAGCCGCTGATTTGCGGCGTTAGGCGCTCAACCTTGGCAAAGCTCGCAGCCGCCATGGCCATCCGCCCTTGCGTCTTCTAGCAAACGCCTCGCGAATTCTCGCGCGAGATCCGCTGAAACGGTCTCGTAAACACGTTTTTTTGTCGCTCCTGGCGCTCCATCTGCAAGCCAGGATCCAATCTTTTCTATCATCTCGCTCGCTGTTTTTTCATCCATTTTTTCTTTTCTTGGCGCAGGCGGCGCACTCGGTTTTGTGTCCGCACCTTGTTTCTTTACTACTGATCTGGCCTTGCCTTCAATCATGTTCCGGTCCTTTATCATAATGTGTATCCGCCTAACAAAAGTTTCCAGCCGACGCGCAAACTGCGCGCGCGGCTGAAACTAGGCGTTATGCAGATCGCTCAACCTCGACATCAGAAATTGCCTTATCGACAACGTCGTCGAGCAAATCCCGCAAGTCGTCAGCGCTCATGCGTTCTCCAAGCAGATAGATCAAGGACTCGATCCTTTCTACAAGTTCATCGTTCGTCTCATCAATCAGCATAACAAGTCGCTCCAGCCGACGTAGTGGGCGTCAGCGGTTGGTGTGTAATTCTGGCCCATTGCCGCGCCCACTACGAGGCTGAGCTTGGTCGTTAGCGAGACAGCCTTGCTTGCAATCTATAGGCGTAATCTCTCAAAGCCGCATTGTATCGGTCCGCGCCACAGTTGCACTCGTCACCTTCGTTTTTATTGCAGCACCCCTCCGGATGTTTTGGGCATGTGTAGAAGCAGTCATCACAATACGCATGGCTACGAGAGAATTTTTCCAACAGCTCGCTAACCATCGGATCAATCGCGACGCCTGAAAGCGCCTCGTCTTTTTCGGTATCAGTCATGGGCGCGCATTATCCTGGTCGTTATGTGGATTTACAAGCTATCCACGCGAAAATAGATAACCCAATAAGTAGTGCACAAAAAGAAAAGTAATCTACCACTTTCATCGGTTTGTCTAATTGGCCAGCCGTTACTAATCCGACAGCGCCAATACATAAAAGAACTAAACCAAGAACAATAATCCACATAACAATCAGCTCCAGGCGACGCAGTAGGGCGGCGCGGTTTGGTGGTGGATTCCGGCTCCACGGTGCGCCCTACTGCGCACCTGAGCATGGGCGTTAGCTGCCCTGGCCAGCCGTAGCGGCAATCCTGAGCAGCACATCTCTAAATTCTGGCGGTGTGGCGTTGCGAATCCGCGTCTTATCCTTGCCGCCGATCATTGCCATCATCCCTATGCGCCTGGCTTTCTCGTAGCCGTAGCGCTCCATCGCCACCGGGTGCAACCGCTGCTCGCCCTTACTCCAGTCAAGCTCCGTCAAAGCTGTCCCCACCGCATAAAGCCACGTCGCCTTTCGGCTCATGTGCCCGTAGTGCCCCTGCTCCACGTGGCAGGTCCAGCCGCCGAAATCGTCGGCTTTCGTCCAACCTTCTCCAGCCGCTGGCTTTGCGAGTCCAAAGTAGCCCCAGGCTTTCGAGTGCGCCGGGTGCTCAAGCACTCCGCCGTAGTTCCGCACAGCAGTTAGTGCTGCGGCAAAACATCCACCGTCTTCGCCTAGCCGGTACTGGTGCGGTTTCCGCGTGCTGCCGTGCCAGAACCGGCCCCACCGCTGGCAGGGTGGGTGAGCCACTACCGGGTGTGGCCCGGCGTACCGCCTGGCGTCCCTTGCCTCGTCCCACGGGTCAACATTCTCCAGCCCGCAGTAGGTGCCGTCTGGCTCCACGTATAGGGCAGCTAACAAGCGCCTCAAGCCGACCACGCGGGTCAATGCGGCCTCTTGGTTTGTCGTTCTGTCGTTGCTCATTTGTGTATTCCGCGTGGCGGCTTAGGCTTCACGTTAGCCATCCTGCGGCGCGTCTGGTAGTGTTAGCCAGTGCGTAGGCAAGGCAGACCCAATGCCGTACACTTCTTCTCGCGCAGGATCTTCTGGTAAAGCCCCAACTTGCCAGTTGCTCCAGGGCTCGTACCATCGCGCTTTTTCCCATTTGCTCCACGGAGCTCCAAGCCAAATCAAGATCTCTGACCCATCTTTAGGTGCAGTGTCAATAGTTTTAGGTTTCATTTATCAAGTCCTAAGTAGTGGCTAACAATACGCTCAAGCCGACGCCAAAATCGGCGCGGCTTAGCGTAGCCGTTAGCGAGACAGCCTTGCTTGCAATCTATATGCGTAATCTCTCAAAGCCGCATTGTATCGGTCCGCGCCACAGTTGCATTCGTCACCTTCGTTTTTATCACAATACGCATGGCTACGAGAGAATTTTTCCAACAGCTCGCTAACCATTGGATCAATCGCGACGCCTGAAAGCGCCTCGTCTTTTTCGGTATCAGTCATGGGCGCGCATTATCCTGTTCGTTAGGCGTCACCATTCAGTGATTACCTCAACGGGCATCTCTGTCTCATTCTTGATGGCTTCCTCTATCCACCTTCGTAACTCCCATGCATCGGGAGACGCTTCTTCAATTTCGACTGTAAACCCGCCGTCACCATAATCGTCCACCCAGTAGAACACTCGGGCGCATCTCAGGTCAGCCCAATTTATGGCATCATCAAAATCTTCTTTTATATTCTTCGCGTTAGCAATGGCCTTTTCTGTGGCATCCCGCAATATAGCGAAGCGCCTAACCATTGGATCAATGGCGACGCCTGAAAGCGCCTCGTCTTTTTCGGTATCAGTCATGGGCGCGCATTATCCTGTTCGTTAGGCGCTCAACCTTGGCAAAGCGGGCAGCCGCAATGACCATCCGCTCTTGCGTCTTCTAGCAAATGCTTCGCGAATTTTCGCGCGAGATCCGCTGGAACGGTCTCGTAAACGCATTTTTTTGTTGCTCCTGGCGCTCCATCTGCAAGCCAGGATCCAATCTTTTCTATCATCTCATTTGCTGTTTTTTCATCCATTTCAGTCATGGCGCGCATTATCCTGTTCGTTAGACGATAAAAACATGGCGGCCGGGCGGGAATCGAACCCGCCCAGAAGGCCCGCTTCGATACGGCGTCCCGTATCGACGGACATCCTTCCTTCTACCATCGGCCATAATCGTTTAACCTAGGCGCTCAACCCAATTATCTCCAGTTGGTTTTGTTCGCTGCGCTCTCTCAACCACTGAGAAAGGCCGTTAGGCATAACGCCACATACGCCAGCACAAAGCATTGTATTGAGGCCACCAAAACACACGCTCGCCGCGCTTTCGCAGTTTGCGTGCCCTTGCGCTAGATATGATGCGGACCTGCTGATATCGAGTGATCGTTCCATCCGTGGCAAGTTCAACCGACCAATCGGGATTGCCGTCCAAGTCGATGCCTAATAAGGCCGATCCACTCCGAAGCTGCGCGTCTTCGCTTCGTTCTGTATCTGTTGTGCATTCTGGCATTCTATAAATCCTCAGCCGTAGTGTCGCGCGGCGCTGGTGATCGGCAGCTATTTTATGGCCACGCACTGACCCTCGACGGTATACGTCAGTTTGTTGCGGTCCCGATCCACGGTCGGGCACAACAACTTCAGGGTATTGCCGTCTTTTGTTTCAATCTCGTAAACGTTTCGCGGCACGTAGTCGCACCCGGAAAGCATCAGGGCACTCAAGGCGACGGCCAAAACCAACGCGGTTTTCGTAAAAACATTCATGATTGCAATCCCCTGCGCCCAAGAAAAGTCCGGTCAATGCCCGCTAACCGCTACCTGGAACCGCATGCGCTCATACCGGGCCAGTGCTATCAGGCACTGCGCCGGACTGTTGCTCAGACTGCGCCGGATACTCGGTACCGCGGCGAGCGCGGCATACTGCACCAGCGGCTGTTCCGTCGCCAGCTCGACCCGCATTTGCTCGGTGAGGGCCTGGTCTACCGCCGCACACGGGCTCAGGGTTCCATAGGCCCCAAGCATGTATCCGCCGATCAGCACCAGAGGCGGCAGCACCGCCCAAAGAATAATGTCACGCCGCTCTTTCTTGTCCATATCTTCCTCCGTATTATTTCCAAGGGTCACATAAGGCCCGCTGCCATTCCGGCGCGATCGCCTTGCGGGTCATTGGCCCATTGTAGGGCCGAGGTCCGATCTCC